ATCCAGAATCCTATCAGAAGCCATCAAAAACAAGGATATACATCTCGATGATAACGGTTTTTTCTTAGGTAATTTAAAATTGAAGGAGGAATAAATATGAACAATACATCTATTTTGGATACAGTACTTGGCAATATAGACACGAAAAGAGCCAAGAACATGGAAAGACGTATGATGCTTGCCGTAAAAATAGCAGAAGGTATCAAAAGGAAAGGTCTATCCCAAAAGGAATTTGCCGAAAAAATGAGTAAACGTCCCTCTGAGATATCCAAATGGTTAAGAGGTGACCACAACTTTACAACCAGCACTCTTTTTGATATTGAAGATGTTTTGAATATCCATCTTATAGATATCAACGAATATTCTCATGCAGCTTGTCCGGCCTCGATATAATAAAAAAATGAATGGAACAACCACCGCGGAAGTAACAATGATTAATGCACGCGGTATCCTCCTTTTCGT